ATCACATATTTCTAAATTATTCTTACAATTATTTAAACCATTACCATCTATATGATTGATTATTCGTTTATCATCTTTATAATCACCGAGTCCCATTATAAAACGATGAAGATGAATTCTAGTTTGTCCGCAACCTGTTTTAGCGTATGTAGTGTGAAGACTTGATGTATTATTTTTGCTCCATTTATATTTATTAATTCTCTCAAAATCGTCTTCGTCTACTTGTGAATAAACTGCTGTTGTTCCTTGTCTGTGTCCTCCTACTTGTATTTGGGGCATAGTGGGTATTATATACCTATATAAAACCCATTTTCTTTAATATAGTTTGTAAATAAATATTATTTCTTAATCAAATGTGTCTTATCTATTTGGTATGCCTTTGAAGAAGGGTCTATAGAGGCATATAACCTAGAACTAGCCCAATGATCGGGTGACTTTACATTTGGTCGAACTGACTGGGGGTTCGAAAAATAAGCACCCAAGCCTTTCGAATAAATAATTTTAAGTCCAGACAGCTTGTAACCAGTTAATTTAGATATTTCATTGAGAGAATGCGATGCATCTTTTGGAAACCCAAACTTCTTGTTAAACTTTTGCTTATAAGTTAATACCATTTTATTATCACAACATATAATAAAATATGTCAAGCATCAATAAATTAGCTATGCGATACTACGACCAGTTTCAAGCAACACAAAAGCAAGCAGATAAAATAGAAGATATACCTATGGGTGATGACGATATAAGGGTCTATTTTCCTAAAGCAAAAATATATAGATATGGTGATATACGTCGATTCAAAAGTATTGATGAAATGCTACCAAAAGATAAGGATTATTGTTTCATCTTATACGAGCATTCGCCTAGAAGCGGACACTGGACCTGCCTAATAAAAAATAAAAAGAAGATGACTTTTGAATACTTCGAACCTTACGCAACAGATGGCGGCATGATAGATGCCCCACTCAAATGGACCCCCAAAGAACGAAGGGTCGCATTAGGAGAGAATGAACCGTATCTAACTTATTTAGCACACAAATGTCCTTACGAAGTCATTATCAATCCATACGATTTTCAATTGAAAGACAATAATATCGCGACTTGTGGACGCTGGTGTTGCTTTAGACTCTCTACATTTTTTAATAACAAACTTACAATACATGAATTTGCCGAATTGTTAAGGGGAATAAAGCGAGGAAGTGGGTGGACTTTCGACCAAATAGTTTCGGCATTAATTACTAAGACTTAAATAAAGTTTTAAATGACTTTCACATTTTAATTATATCTCTCTATCTTATATAAATGGCTTACAATCTAGCGAATCAAATACCAAGAGATACATCAGGAGATCCAACTCATGTCTACGTAGATTTAGATGTGGTTAATAGCACAAGCATTGCACCCGAAGCTCTTATTTTCCAACAGCAGCGCAGTAACAACTTTTTAAATAAAGCCAACGATTACTACGTCAGTTGTGTAAGGTGGAATATGCTCTCATCTCTCCCTCTCATCGTCCCGCTGATGCCGTTATCAACAGAACCCTACTTACCTGCTTTAGCTAAAACGTTATACGCAGTGAATATTGGATACGGAATACCGGATTTAGTGAATTTACAATTGAGTGATTTAGTATTTCCACCAGAAAGCCCTACGTATGTCCCCTTTATAGCAGAGAACCAATATGTCCCTCCACCTGCTCGGTATTATGAAACCCAAAGTCAATATCTAGATAATCCCTATTTCTACATTCAAAATGTCCAGACAATGCTGGATTTAATAAATACGGCAATTGAAGAACAATTATACAAATTCGTTCCATTAATAGAAGGTGTAACGCCGCCCTTTTTCACTTTTGACACGGTAAGTGGTCTGTTTAATCTTTATGCTGATAAATACTTTGTGATTGGGAGCGATTTAGGTGCTGAAGAAGCAAGATTTTATTTAACGATGAATACTGCCCTTTATCAACTACTCAAAGGGTTTACAAGTGTTTGTGCAGGGTTTAGTCAAGTTGTGACAGATGACGCACAAAATTTCGTGCTTCGTTTAGCATCTTCTGGTGCTGGTTTGAATACTATTACGGCAAGATCGCCTCCAAGTCCAGCCATTTATGACAATGCGATTTTATACAATTTTGTCCAACAGGCCAATAGCTTAGTAGCTTGGTCGCCCGTTCAATCAATCCTTTTTACAACGACGATGGTCCCGGTCAATCCCACGAATACAGGCTCCCCGTCAGTTTTAGGATCGGTCGCGTCTATAAATGTAGCTGGAGGAAATAATAACAACATCTCGAACACTTTAACAGACTTCGAGCTTCCACTAACCAGAGGGACGGAAGTATGTCAAGGGATACTTTACTATGCACCAACGAGCGAATATAGACTTTTCGATTTATTGAGTGACCAACCATTAAGCACGATAAACATCGCTGCATATTGGAAGGATCGTTTTGGCTTTAAGCACACCTATTTCCTAGAGCCAACTGGTTCGGCTTCGCTCAAAATTTTGTTCCGTAAAAAGGATTTCAATGGAATTTAGTTTAGTAAAAGGATTTAGAGATAAACTGATAAATACTGAATATAATGGATTACAAAAACGGGCAAATATACGCGATCCGTAGTTATAAAAGTGACTTGTTTTATATTGGAAGCACATGTACTCCTTTAGCAAAAAGACTATATTGCCATCGACTTGATTATGATGGATTTTTAAATGGAACGAGACATTATGTAACCTCGTATGAAATTTTAAAATTTGATGATGCCTTTATTGAACTTTTAGAAGAATTCCCTTGTGAAAATAAAAAGCAATTATGTAAAAGAGAAGGGCAGCTCATTCGCTCTAATGATAAATGTGTTAATAAAAGAGTAGAAGGTAGAACAAACGCAGAATATTATTTAGATCATTTAGAGAGAATAAAAGCTTATGTTTTAGAAAACAAAGATATACGCAAAGAAAAACGTGATACAAAGAGACAGGCTGAAAGAGAAAATCCTATAACTTGCGAATGTGGAAAAACTTATACTTCTTCACATATTAGACGGCATGAAAAATCCCTTCTTCATACAAATTATTTACAAAGTTTAGTAAAACTTTAATTAGTCCATATTATTTGAATTCCTGAATTTTCAAATAATATTTTATCTAAAGAGATATTATAAACGCTATGAGTAACCAAATCACACCTGTATTAGTCCGCGACGATCTGTTAATGTGTAGCGATGACATCAACTTTGAAGTCTTCGGCGGCGCTCAATCCGTAACTTCGCAGTCCTTTGCTGCTACCTCCCAAACTTCTACATCACATACTTATGTCATTCAAGTTCCTAACGTTTCTACAATTGTAGACCGAGAGATTTTATGGACTTCTCAAGTTCAAATTACTCTTACCGGAAGTGTCGGTGACGGGCAGTATCTCGTTGAGCTTGGTTTAGGTGATGCTTTTGCGGCGTTTCCTCTTCATCAATTGACGACTAACATGACTCTTCAAGTTAATAACGTTTCAACCTCTATTTTGACTAATCAAGTATTACCTTCTTATTTGCGAAATATGTCTAGAGAGGAACTTCAAAAGTATTCTATGACTCCTTCTTATTTAGACAACTATGGTTCTTTCACTGTCCCTACAGCTCCTACCGCAGCCAATGCCCTAGGTTTAGTCAATAATCCTCTGGGTGCATGGGGTAATGCTCCAGACTCGGATACACCTCCTCGTGGTTCGTTCAATATTGTCAGCATTACTGGTAACACGGTCGGAACTGGTGCTGCTCAAGCCCGCACGGTAGTTATAACTGCCGTCTTCACTGAACCATTGATGATTAGCCCGCTTGTCTTCGGGGACGCACCTGAACTCGCTCATCAAGGGTTCTACGGAATTAATCAGATCCAGGCCGTTATGCAGATGGATTCGTTAGCTTCTCGTGCTTATAACTTTGCTATCCCTGCGGCTGGTATTACAAAGGCAGTCACTTCAGTAACGTATTCTAACTCTGCTCTTCAGTGCCGATTTTTGACTGCTTCGCCTTCAACTATCTTGCCGGAGATGAACGTGATTCCTTACTACCAAAGCCCAATTTTCGTAACCACTGGTTCGTCTGCCTTAGCATCTGGTGCTTCCGCAACAATCCAGAGCAGCAACATTCAGCTCTCAAGCATTCCAGATACGATGTATATCTTCGCTCGTAAGCAACAGTCTACTTTGACCAATACTGACCCAGATGCCTATTGCACCATTAATAATATTTCAATTAATTTTAACAATTTGTCTGGTATATTAGCATCTGCTTCTCAACAACAGTTGTGGCGATGCTCGCAAGAAGCAGGCAGCAATCAATCATGGCTAGAGTTTTCTGGGCTGTGCAACCCTGTGCTAGATGCTCCTTATACTGCCGTCGGAACTTGTGGTTCGCTCTTATCTCTCAAGTTTGGGAAACATATTCCTATCAGCGAGGACTTCTTTGGACCATCTTCGCTCGGTAACTTCCAGATTCAGTGTGCAGTTAATGTGACGAACAACTTGTCGGTCGGGACTGGTGTTGCAAATACCTTCACCCCGGAACTCGTGTTTGTCTTCTTTAACTCGGGTGTCTGTGTGAGCCAGAATGGTCAGTCTTCTATCTACACCGGTCTTCTTAACAAGCAGGTTGTATTGGACGCTAAACTCCAAGAGCCTACTGGTAAAGGTGAGATTGCTCGCATGGTTGGTGGTAAGGGGTTCTTCTCTCGCCTCAAGGCTGCTCTCCCATCGGTTAGCACAATCGCCAAAGTGCTTGCTCCCGTTGCGAAGAAACATCTAGCCAAGCAGGACAGCAAACTCGCTCAAATGGCTGCTCAAGGCCTCGAAGCAATTGGTTATGGAGGCGCCGTCTCTGGTGGTGCGATGTCTGGCGCTGCTATCTCGGGCGGAATGATGATGGAAGGCGGCAAGAAAGCGCGCAGCCGTCGTGTATTGTAACGCGGGGACACCCCGCCGACCCCGACCACATGCGGAATTGTTAATCGAAAACTTATTAAAAAACTAAAGTAAAAATGGTAAAGTTCAATGTTTGGTTTAAGAATTTAACAAAAAACTGCCATGCGGGCGGTAAAGTTCGCTGATTGCTAATGTTTTACAGTAAAGATATTGTAAAACATTGGTAATAAAAATATTTTTATTACTAATACTTTCCCGTAAATATGGAGAGATGTCTTTATATATCTTTACAAATGATTTACTATATATTTAC